CAATCATGTGAATTAAACCAAACCCATAGAATCCTAAACCTGGTAAAAATTTAAAGTGTACAAAGTAATCTTTTCTAATCTTTAATGGATCATTCTCATCATAGTTTCTATAGATAGATAATATCTTTTGTGATCCTTCATCTAATGTAACAATGTATGGAATCTTAATATTTTTATCTTTGCCATTAGAGTTCTTTTCAAATTCTTCTAAATCTAAGTCTACATGCATCTCCAATATATTAAATTGAAAATCTATATTATTCCCTGGAGATTGAGTACCTTCTAATTGATTATATTTCTTTTGAATATCACTTTCTTGTGGATTCGTTTCTTGTAATTCTACATCTCTATAAAAACCAGCTTCTTGTTTTTTAAGAATATCATTCTCGGACATTTTAACAACGTGAGTAATTCTTTCACAATCTTTTAAATCTGTTGCATAATATGGAACTACTAAATCTTCTGCAGGTACAAATTTAGATACTGCACGACCCATGATTTCATCATAGTAAATCTTTTTAAATGCAGATCCTGCAAGTGGTAAATAAAATAATAACTGATCAAACTCTGGAGTATATTCTTCCATCTTCTCCATTAACATATAGTTCATAAAATCTTCTACACGTTGTGCTTGATTCTCAACTTCTTGATCATCTGCTCCAATGACTTGTGTTCTTACAGGTCCTGAAGATGGTAATAATTCTTTATAAGCTTGTGCTTGAAATTGTGTAACTGCTTCTGCAAGTAATGGATGAGTTACGCCTGATGCTCCTTGGAAAGGTCTTGTTTGATCTTTGTATCTAAATCCTAATAAATCTAAACCACTTACATAACCTTGTTCCCAATCTTGTCTAGATTCTTTATCTCGTTTGTAATCACTTAGTAATGTATAAGAAATTTTATCTAACATTCTATCATCCATGTCTTCTGCAAGATTACGATAGAAATCTTCTTTAGGTTCCTCCATTACAGGAGTTTCCTGTCCTTCAACTTGAATATCTACAGGTTCTGCTGGAACAGACATATCCGTTTGTACAACGGAAGGATCTATTTCTCCTATTGGATTATTGTCTTCAATTGCCATACAAATCTTTTATATTAAATTACACTAATGTAAAGTTAATACATCTTGGTTTTTTTACGTCTATCACTCATTACTTTGCCACAACCTTTAGCAATAAATTTACCTTTAGCTGCACCCATATAATTCAAATGAGGTTGATCCATTAATCCACCATCTTGTTGATATTGTACCAACATAGAATCATCAGGAGACATAATTTCTGGTTCGAACATTGTTTTACCACTTGCTGTACCATAATAAGTTTCTGGTGTTATAGGTCGATAACCAGGTTGATTATAGAAACCTTCTTTAAATTCATTACGACTTGTGTAAGGATCTTTATCAGATTTCTTTTTTGATTTCTTTTTCTCAACCATTAAAATATACCTTTAAACCTTGTACCTCTAATCGCTGCACCTTGTCCACGGACCATGCCACCTTTGCTTTTCATTTCTATACCTGAACCTCTATTAGCAACACCATCACTCATCATGCCGCCACCCATTTTCTTTTTAGACATACCTGCTTCTGATAATCCAATAGCAATGGCTTGTTTAGGGTTTGTAACTTTTTTACCTGAAGATGATTTTAATTTGCCTGCTTTAAATTCTGACATTACTTTACCAACTTTCTTTTGAGATTTAGTCATGCCACCTTTAGCAGATTTAACCATTTTGCCAGATTCAGTTTCTTCGTAACCTTCTTTTTCCATTTTAGTTTCTCTGCCTTCTTCCATTGTAGATTCTTTATCTTCATGTAGCTTAGACATGTCTTTAGCTTTTTTCATAAGGGCTCCTAATAATATTTATATTCTTTTGGTGGACGCTCTTCTTCCACATAATCCATATATGTACTGACAAAGCTTCCTTGTCGGTATCTTAACACGGCTTGAGTAGTACTGTCCACATAATCGTCATATTGACCGTGAGGAAACGCAGCACACTCCTCAATAACATCCATGGCAAATTTCTCACCATCTGGATAGTAAACATTACCCGCTTCAAATACAGGGGCACATGAATTTATCCTAGTAAACTTGTCATTTCCTTTATTAGGACTAAAGTCTACGGCAGGTATACCCGCTCTTCTAAACTCCTGTAGTAAAGGTTGTCCTGAGGCTTTGGCTTCAATAAGAACCGTTTCTGGTTCCCAGTATCTATACTGTTCAAATGCTATATTCTTTAATTCTGGAAAATCAAATTTACCTTTAATAGCATCTAATAATATCATTGCAAAAGGTTGATCCTCCTTAGGTTGAAAGATTCCCCAAGTAGTAATAGCAGAATAATCGGCAGTTTCTTTTTTACTAAACGCCGTATCATAACTTTGAATAACATGTTGTAAATTTGGTATGTCATCAAACTTCCAAGGCTTCCACCATTCTCGTTTTATAATGGCACCCTCTTCAGATGTAGGATTCTGCATATATTGAGCAGACCAGTTCCTAATACTTAATGAAGCTTTTACTTTTTCTAATTCTTCTAGGTTCCAATACTCTGGCCAAACAGGGACTCCTGAATCTAAAATTGCTGGAAATGAAATTAATTTCCACTTGTCTGCTTTAGGTTCTGCCTGAGCCTTAATCAATCTACCAGTAAGGTCATCTTCAGCCCACCTAGTCATAACTAATAAGATGGAACCACCTGGTTGTAATCGTTGTCTGGGTCCTGATAAATACCACTCGTATGATCTCTCCATAGCAGTATTAGATAATGAGTCTTGTTCTGTATGAGGATCATCAATAATTAATAAATCTGCACCACGACCTGTAATGGAACCACCAACACCTGCAGCATAATACTCACCGCCGTGATTTGTTTCCCATCTACCTTTAGCTTTAGAATCTTCTCTGAGCCTCACATCACCAAATATTTGTTTGTATTGTGGTGAATCAATTAAGTTACGAACCTTACTACCAAATCTTCCAGATAACTCCGCATTGTGAGATACCTGCATTAATTTCATTTTAGGATACTTACCTATAATCCAAGCAGGAAAGTAAATAGAAGCGAACTCAGATTTAGTATGCCTAGGTGGCATGTTAATAATGAGTCTCCCTTTCTTCTCACTGGCTATCTTAGTAAACTCATTAGCAATGATCTGGTGGTGTCCCCATCGGGTCCTATCAGTTTCTTTACGAAAGATGAAGTCTGGCCACATCTCTCTGACAAAATATAAAAAATTATCCTGGCACAGCTTGATATGTTGGATCCATGCACGCTCAACTTTCTCTCGTAATTGATCTGTAGTTAATAGGTCAACATTAGAAATGTTAGGTTCCATAATAAAATCAACTGTACTGTATGTGTAAGTCCTGCACAATAGTCCCTCGGAAAGCTACTCTTTTTTTTAAATGTTCCCGTAAAAGTTGCACAATTGTAAGTTGTATTGGGGCTTGTCTATGAGCCTCAACGGCTCGAGTGGCACGGCTCACGGCTCAATCTTGTTATATTATATTACATTATATCATTATCGATAATAGAGCGTTATCGATTATAACATTATATTACATTGGTTTTTTGGCGATGTAGTCGAACACTTGCTCAATACCTTTTGCATTTGGTTGCGTGGTTAATTCTTCACGCATCACGAGGGACGGCTCTAGTGTATAGAGTTTTAGGTGTCCCTGCTTGACTGTCTTATTAAGGATATAAACTATCCCGCCGTGCCTTTGGTGTTTTAATATCCAGTTGATTTGATATTTGGATAGATTGCAATTCTTGATAGTGTTTGTCTTTAGTTCAAGCCAAAAGGTATTACCTTTATATGCACAATGTAAGTCGGGTATCCCGTTTATCGTATTACTTTCTAGCCGTGTAAAGTGTGCGTTTTTTATAGTTGTCTTAATTAGATTATATAAATTACTTTCTTTTGTTTTACTCATTAAATACTACTTATAGTTGCATATATATCTAGTCAATAAGCCATTGTTTTTATTATGTTATTTTTTGTAGTATTTTATATTATTTTATTGCAAACAAAAATAGTTAATTTATAAAGACATTATTAAACAAACAACAGAGGAAAATAAAATGAGTTATATTTATAATGACTTTGGCAAAGTAAAAGATAATTGCTTGGTTGTAAATCCGACAAGTGAGCCAATAAATATTAGAGGATTAAGAAATGACGCAAATTGGAGTATTAAAGCAATTCACAAGGATAATAAAAATAAGATAGAATTAGAGGTTAATTGTGTTTTTTGGACTAAAAAAGAGGCGATAAACTTTTTAAAAAATGGATTTCATAAGTGTAATATAACTAATGAAATTTTATATAAGATTGAAAAAAATTAATTAACTTATAACCCTATATTTTAGGGTTATAGGATAGTTAAAAGACTATCATAAAACAAACAACAGAGGACATAAAAAAAATGACAAAAGAAACAATAAAAAATTGGGTTTTAGATGAAGTAAAAAACGGCTCAATCAATCTTGAAGAACTAGTAAAGCATGGTTGCGTAAATGGTTGCGTATCATCTTTGGTTTATTATACAGATACAATTAAATTTCATGATAAATTTGAAAATGAAATTTGGGAAATGCTTTATAATGAATATCAAGATTTTGGCTATAAAAATATTCCCGAATATATTGCCTCTTTTAATGGCTCAAAAGACATTGGCTCAATAGACCAGTTTAAAAATCTTTTGGCTTGGTATGCTGTTGAAAATGTTGCAAGACAAATACTAGATGAGCAAGAACAGAAAGAAGTTGCCTAATGATAAACAAAAAAAATTGGTACAACAGCAAAGATTGGCTTTGTGATAATTGCCATTCTTCAAATATAACTAAACTACACCCAGAAATTGAAGAAGATTTATTTTGCTTTGATTGCAAAAGACGGGGTTATCAAGTGAGTGAATGGTTTGTTATGCGAAATAATAAGAAAGTGAGGATAATTGCCTAATGAATAAAGAGTATCATTTTACAT